GCTCTTTGGTCTAATCCACCTTTTCTACCTTTTTCAGTTGAATAACTATTGATGTCGATAACTTTGTTAAGAGCTCTAACAACTTTTCTTACTTCACTATAAAGTAAGTTAAAATCAAACTCACCTTTTTCAATAAAGTTTTTCAATACCATTGAAGATAATGTACAGATTGCTGTAGTCTTCTCGTCAGTATATTGGTAAATCTCATTACAAAGGTTCGATTGTTTAATCACACCAATGTTTTGGTGGTTTGTTTTCTTGTTAGCATTATCTTTAGAACATAAGTAAGGAACACCAGTTTCAACTTGTGATTCAATAATCTTAGTCCAAACATCTTGAGCCTTAACTTTTTTACCAAGACCTAAGTAAACTGCTTTGTTGTAGTTTGCTTCGTACTCATCACCATAACATTCTTGAAGTGGTTTAATACCCGCCTTAAGAATATCGTTAGGACAGAACAAATACCAATCAGTACTTTCCTTTACCGCTCTCATGAAGTTGTCAGGAAGCCAAAGAGCCGTAAACAAATCTCTTGCTCTTAATTCTTCAGCACCTGTGTTCTTCTTGATATCTAACAAGTCCATAACATCTTTGTGCCATGGTTCGATGTAGATAGCAGCACTACCAGGTCTTCTTCCTTGTTGGTTAAAGAATCTTAATGACTCGTTAACAATTTTCAAATACTTCAACAATCCACCCGCAAATCCACCTGATGAATTGATACGACTTTCTTTACTTCTGATGTTAGACATTGATAAACCAATACCCGCTGCGTCTGAAGAATAAGTTGAGATATCATTCAAGGTTTCTAATAAACCATTACGTGAATCTGAGTTGTTATAATGTAATACACACGATGCTAATTGAGGAACTTTGGTTCCTGAATTAATAATGATTGGTGTTGCTGGTGAGATAAGTTGATTAGATAATGAATGGTAATATTCAACCGCTTCTTCAAATGAGTTTGTTACCCATAGAGCAACTCTCATATACATGTGTTGTGGTCTTTCAACTACTTTACCTTGTGGTGTCTTTAACAAGTACATCTCTTGTAATGAACGCCAAGCAAAGTAATCAAAGTTATAATCATTCTCGTGATTAATAATTTCATCAATTTTGTCGTGACCATATTCATCCATAGTTTGAATTAACTTGTCGTTAATAACACCACTCTCATGTAACTCTTTAATTGTCTCACAAAAACTTTCATTAGTTTCTTTGTGGTACGCAGAAATTGCAACCGATGAAGCTAATCTTGAATAGTCATGGTGACTACCAGTATAAGCTGCAGCGATTTCATAAACCAACTTATCCAACTCTTTAGTTGTAATAATCCCTTCAGTTGGTACCGATGTGATAACCTTGATGAATATTTCATCAGAGTTAACGTTTAATCCTTTAGCGGCACGTTTAACTCGATTATAGATTTTTTGAGGATTGAATGATGCGTCCTCGCCGTTTCTTTTTTTAATTTTTAATGACATCATATTGTTTTATAATTAGAAATCTTCCTCGAAAGAAATGGTTTCATTTAATTTTGCTTTTTGATACTCAACAGTTCTTGACTCAAAGAAATTTCCTTTTGTCTCAACCGCAATTTGTTCCATGAATTTGAATGGTTGTTCAACATTGAACTCTTTTTTACATCCCAACTTAACTAATAACCCATCAACAACAAACTCAAGATATTGTTTCATCAAGTTTGAATTCATACCAATTAAAGATACTGGTAATGATTCAGTAATAAATTCTTTTTCAATCTCTAATGCTGATAATAAAATCTCTCTAATTTTTTTCTCACTTGGTTTGTTTTCAATGTGATTGTTCAATAAGTGAATTGCAAAGTCACAATGTAAGTTCTCATCTTTAAAGATTAAAGAATTAGCGTTACATAAACCTTGCATAATACCTCTTGATTTTAACCAAAAAATTGAACAGAATGAACCTGAAAAGAAAATACCTTCAACCGCAGCAAACGCAACTAATCTTTCTTGGAAAGATGATTTGTCAATCCAATCAAAAGCCCATTTAGCTTTCTTTTGAACTGCAGGTAAATTGTCCAAAGCGGTGAAACATAAATTCTTTTCTTCTTCATTTGAAATGTATGTGTCAATAAGAAGTGAATACATCAAACTATGAATATTCTCCATCATAAGTTGGAACCCGTAGAAGAATTTTGCTTCAGGGTATTGTACCTCACGATAAAAGTTTTCCGCCAAGTTTTCATTAACAATACCATCAGAAGCTGCAAAGAACGATAGAATGTTCTTAACAAAATATTGCTCATTCTCAGAAAGATTATTCCAATCTCTGATGTCATTAGTTAAATCCACTTCTTCAGCCGTCCACAAAGCCGCTTGGTGCATTTTGTAGTATTCCCAGATATCATTGTGCTGGATTGGGAAGATAACAAACCTGTTAGGGTTCTCCATTAATATTTTTTCCATAATTGTTTTTTTTGTTTTTTTTACGATTTTTGTTCTTGTTCTCTTTGTTTTCTTTTTTCCAACAGTTCTTTAACTCTATCTCTTTTTCTTTCTTCTTGTTGTTCCTCGAAACCTAAGAACGTTACAGATGACTCTGTATCGATTTCAAGTAGTTCGTTGTTGAACTTACAGTTCTCAAACACTACCCCATCTTTACCAATACGTGATTTGGTAATAGCGATTGTCGCTAAGTTCATTTCTTTTTGTTGTAAACTTTTAGCCACGGAAATGATAACGTGTCCAACTTGTGCTTTCTTAATAGAACCACCCATTTGGTCGGTGGTAACAACCTCAGAAGATATAGAGCTTCTGTTACCCTGTGTTGCGGTCCATCCAACTAATGATAGTTCGTGACACATTGCCTCGAAACCTCTCATTACTGAACCCTCAGCTTTCCATTCATCTTTACTTGAGCTTTCAGGAACCACACAATCAATATAGTCCAAAAGAACCAAGTCAATCTTTGTCCCATCAGCAATCATTTTTCTGATTTGGTTTTTAATTTGATTCATAGTCATAGAATCTGAAGGAAGTTTTTTCATAATTAACTCGTTCTTCATTGTTTCTTTGATTTCTGTAAGTTTAGCCATAACTTCTTCTTTGTGTTTTACCAAGTTGTCGGGTTCAATACCTGTCCAAAGTGTGAAGTGCTTACGTTGTACAATCTTTGGGTTGTCCTCAAAAAATATTTGAAGGACATTATATCCAAGATTAAACGCAGTGTTCGCAATCTTTGTTAAGATGGTAGTTTTACCAACACCTGTGGGCGCTAAGATAACACCAATTTCTCCTCTTGCCAAACCACCTTTAAGTAATCTGTCAATACCTGGTATTCCTAATGGAATTGGGTGTCTAAAATCCTCGTCAAGTACTGTGTCAAGGTTAGAAAAGACATCAGTTGTACCTGTGTCTTTTTCCCCAACCTGTAATGCTTCACGAACCAAACTCTCAACCTTGTCATAAGATTCAAAGTCTCCTTCGGTAATAATTTTTTGGGCTTTGTCCATCGCCTTTTGTAGTTCTTGTTGTTTACAGAACTTCAATGCTTTTTCTTGAACGAACTGAGTTCCTTCAAATGGAGCGTCTTTTACTTGTTTGATGGTGTCAAGGACAATTTTTGCAACTAATTCTTGTGAAATTTCAGATTTTACAATCTGTTCAAGAGTATCAAAGTTAGGGGTAGATTGGTATTTAGCGTGGTACTCCTTGGTCATTTGCAAGATAATCTTGAAGTATTTGTTATCAAAATAAGAACTCTCAATAACATCCATAATTGATGTTGAAAATTCTTTATCCACAATAAGTTGGTTTAAAAGTTGTATTTGGAATGTATTCCCTAAGTAATCAAAGTTCTTGTTCATATTGTATTTTGCGTTCGTCTGTTTAATTAAATATTCACTTGTTTAGGTCAAAGTTCATATATTCCAAACTTAATTTTGGTTCGGAAAAAATGTCAGTTAATTCTCTCAAAACGTTTTTCAAAAATGGTCGTACGTCAACGGTATAACGAACTTTTGGTGGGAACACTTTTCCATCAAAATATCTATGACAAATTGTCTGTTCTCCAATTCTGACATAAAGGTTAAATTGCTCACTACCTTCAGTGAACGATGTGTCCATAATAGACGGGTCGGAAACAATGGCATCTCTATTGTCCATCATGTAAATAACAGTTTTCATCTTTAAATTGTACTCAAGTTCATCTTTAAGTCGTTTGATAAAGTCGTATAACTCCAACGAGTTTTTCGCCTTTGGGTTGTACCCACGAACATTAAAGAATCTTTGAACTACGATGTTGTCATTCAATGTCAATAAGAATTCCATTTTGGTGCTGTCTTGTTCTTTCATAATTAATTTTTGTTTGTATTTCTTTTTTCTTTTCTTGTTAATTTCATAAATGGTGTGAGGAAGTTGACCCAAGCGTCATCGTTCTTGGGTAGATACTTAAAGAGACCATCTTCCATCATCATTCTCATTAAGTTTTTATATCCCCTATCTGTGGGGTCTATAGTGTCTGTTAAAATTTGTTCAACTAATTCTTTTCCATCGGCAGTGATTAAAGGGTTTGTAAGGTCGACTATCTTTTTGTTTGTTGTATAAAACTCTTCACCAAGTATAGTTGTTTTTGTTTTACCAGTCAAAAGATTTGTAAATGTTTTCGAGGGTTTGTCTTGCGGGAGATTTCGTGCATAATCCAAGATTTCTTCCATAGTGCATGGTTTCTCCTGCACCTGAGGAAAAAACTTAACTAATGTTTTTTCTCCAAGTCCCTGAATTCCGTCTATATTATCCGATTTGTCTCCCGTGAATATCTTTGTCAACAATACGTTGTAGTGAGGTATATCTACTTTGTTCAGAGATATCATATCTCCGTTTTTAAAGTACTGTTTTGTGATAGGTGAATAGATTGTCACATGTTCGGAGATAAGTTGTGTAAGGTCCTTATCTGCAGAAAAAATAATAATCTTCTCGTCTTTAGATATCTTACAATAATAAGCGATGAGGTCATCAGCTTCATTGTCGTGCATCTCGACTTGTCTTACAAATATCTCCTCAAGATATTGTTTGATTCGAGACTTCTGATACAAATACGATTCGTGCTTGTATTCGTTCATATCGTCTTGTCGTCTGTTTGCCTTATACTGTGGGTATATAGATTTTCTGATGGATGAATTTGAATCTCCATCCCAAAACACAACAACTTTATCATGGTTGTGTTCGTCAAGGAATTTGCGGAGTACGCTCACAAAGTGAAATACTCCGCCCACATGAGCTCCGTCGTTAAACACGTCTTTTGCTCCGTGAAATCCTATCTTAAATAAATTATCTCCGTCTACTAATAATGTCTTAATCACATTTGTGATTTAAATTGTGAAACAATAACTCAATCTTCCTTTTCTTCTTTCAGTTCAAAATCAATTGAACTAATCCCAAGAATATCTTTCCAATATTCTGCATATTCTTTCTTGTAGTTTTCAATCGAAACCTTCTCTTCAGCCGCTTCTTTACCTGCCAAGAATCCGTGTGGTGTCACAATAATTTTTCCGTCTTCATAACCCAAGCCATTGATGTGATTTTTCATTACGGATACTTTTGTTCTGATTGCAAACTTAACACTTCTTTTGTCTTTTGTTGCAGTAATCTTGTTTGTTCCCGCACCTTTTTGATTACCGAATAAGAATACCAAAGATGAGTTCAACCAAATAGCTTCACCACCTTTTGCTTTAATCTTTGGTTGACCAAATGGATTGTCGGGTAATTCAACCCAAGGCTGATTAACAATAACCAATGTGTTTTCGTATTTTGAATCCGATTTACGTGAACCTGAAATACGTTGGTTAATACCCATTCCAATCTTATCTGCCAATACAGATGCGTTGTGTTGTTTACCACCTTTACCATCAAAAGTCATTTTACAAGGAACTGAACCAACAGAATCCCACAAGAATAATAAACTATAATCTAATTCACCTTTTTCTTGTGCATCTAACAAACTATTAATGTAGTCAGTAATTTGTTCAATGTAGTTGAAGTTATTGTTAAAGATGTAAAATCCGTCCCAATCAACTTCTCCTGTTTCAGTATCAACCACTTCCTCACATTCAAAACCCATAAGTTTTGCATGTTCAAAAGACCATTTTTGTTCTGTAATAATGAATACAGGTAGAATATTTTTCTTTTGAGCATCAACGGCAGCTTTAACTAACGCAGTTGTTTTTCCTGTGTCAGAGTGACCCAAGAACATATTTAAGTGTCCAATTGCAGGACCTGGTAGTCCAACCGCATCCAAGAAGTCAGGACCTAAGTCAAAAAATCTTTGTGGTTTGTATTTAGCCGAGGTAGAGAATTTTTTCTTTACCGAACTAAAATCGTTCTTTTTAATTGCCATAATGATTTGAGTAAAATTCTTTTAGGGTTACAAGTTTATCTGAAGCGTTTGCAAGTTTTTCGACAAAATTATCCATCTCTTCCAAATGCTGTGGGTGTTCCCCAATTCCCACTGCGTTCTCCATATAAACCATTAATGTTGCCTCTGCTTCAGCAACTTCACTCTCGTATTTTAATACAAGAGATTCGAACATTCTTTTTCCTATTCTGTTTTCCATGTGTTATTTTTTTATAAAAGAAAAGAGCTTGGACACTATGTCTAAGTAAGTGTCCAAGCTCAGTTAAATTAGAATGGTAATTCAGAGTCAACCTCGTCGTTTGCCTGTGGGTCAACGATTGGTGTATTTTTACCACCTATTGATGTAGTTGATTCAACATCATTTAAATATACATATCCACCTTTATCACTATCCCATTTTGGAGTTTCTCCACGAGCGATTGCCTCAAGATAATCAACAGGTTTTTTAGAATATACATCCAACCAAGTCATCTCATCATTAATCCAAGCATCAGCTTGAGCTTTGTCTTCATGAACAGGTGCTGGGTCATCGTACATGATTGTAGAGATACTTGTGTACTCTTTACCTGCAGGTGTTTTAGATTTACTTAATCCGATAACAAGGTCACGTCCTTTTTCAGGGTCAGTGATATCACCTTTGTTTCTCCAAATTGGAATGATTTTATCCAAGATACCATCATTCTTATAGTTGTGTTTAAATCTCCA